GTATCTTGTTCGATGAGTTTTTCACGGTCTTTCAACATGGGTATTTCAGGTAAATACGAATGTTCTCCCAAGAGTTCAAACAATTTAAACAAAACATAATAATAATGTAAAAAATTCACACGATAATCCGGACAATGTTTCGCATACGGATATTGTATTTCCATAAACAAATTACACAATATTTCCTCCAACTCCTGCGCAATAATGGGCGGATTCAAGCCCAGTTTGTCCTTGATGAAATTAATATGTTCGTAATACTTGTTATATCCCAATTTCTTCAGGATTTCTTTGGTTTTGATATAAGTCATATTCTTTATATCAATACGCTCCTTTTTAATCTGTAGTTTCAAATTCTCCAACACATCATCCGGTATTTGTGTTGTTTCTTTACCTTGAAATTGCGCCAATATTTCTTTGAAATGATTTATTTTTTTATAAGCATAAAAGCATACTTCTTTTGGCGTCTCTTTATAAGACTGTTTTTCGTTTTCAATCAAAAACTGGACATTTTTGGAACAATGGTTACAAATTAATACGCCTTCATCATCTAATGGTATTAATTCGCCCTTGTAACATGAATGACATACATCTGATGGTTTCAAAAATGAATTAATATCCAAAAAGGAATCGTCGATATTGGACAAATATTTTTGAAATATATTATTGTTTTGATTCGCAATAACGACATCCGCGTTTGATTCTATTTTAAAGAATGAATTAAGCAACTTATTTTTTGATTTAGCAGAATTTTCAACGCCATTGGAAATGTTTTTCTTGTTTTCAAAATAGTCAAAAATATATTTGGAATTATCTAGGAAATATTCTTTTTTCTTACTTTTGATATTTTTGATTTCATTGTTGATTTCATTTAGACGATCTTTGTAATCCATCAATTCTTCAATATTCATTGACTTGGATTTTTCATTTTCCTCAATTTTAACAATGATTTCTCTCTTTTCACTTTTTAATTTTGGCAAATTATTTTGTTCATCTTTAGTGAATTCATTGATAAATTCATTGTGTTTTCCATCCAACGTAACATTGCTTTTTTTATTCACCTTGATTTTTTTGGTGGTTTTTGGTTTGAAACTAGGCATATATTGTGTATTTAAATAAAAATAATGAAATTTTTTTAACTTGTTATTCTTGTATAATCATTATATTTTTACATTTTTTAAAATTTTTGAAAATAAAATATAGTTTAAATTGGTAGATTACTTTTCTTGGAAATATTAAGAACAAAATATAAAATGGATATAGAACCAATAAAAATCAAAATTAATATTGAAAATAAACAAGACAAAAATCACGTCTTGTCCATTGATAACGACAAGTTTCACAAAATGGTATTCTTGTATAACGCATTAAACGACGGGTGGAAAATCAAAAAGAAAAATGACAGTTATATTTTTACAAAAAACCATGAAGGAAAAAAAGAAATACTACACGATTCTTATTTGCTTACTTTCATGAAGCTCAATATGGACATAAACAAGTGTGTTTCGTAGATTTACGAGAGGGAGCGTTGAATTATAAGATTATTAATTAATTTTATAATTAAATTAAAATCCAAATATTTTTTTCTTTAGCAATATTATAAAATGGGAGGCGGTTTAATGCAACTCGTAGCTTACGGCGCTTAACTCTTGGGCGTCAACAGTGAGCTGCTATTATGGTTCACATATCACCATAATAGAGAAACAGTGTAAATATGTGGTTAAATATAAATTATAATATTTAACATATAACTCGCTAGTGAATTAAATATTGAACAATTATTATGAACAAATTAAATATTTATTTCGCAAGATTGTCAAATTGCGGGGACTTCCTTAGAGCTTTAACTACTACTTATTTGTGGTGACATAAATAATACCATTGGGTAATGTCCAATGGCATAGTAAAAACGTTAAAGATTGGATAATCCGCAGCCAAGAATCTTATATCGATTTTGAAATACCGCAGATATAAGATTAAGGTTCAACGAGTAGACGGCAATCGGGAATTTATGATGGTTCTAGCAAAACCGGAAATTTCTTAAGGTGTACTCTGCCCCTCTTAGAAATATTAGGGAACACAAAAGCAAGATGTGTACTTAACAGGCAATCCACAGATTACTTTTTGGAAAGTAACTTACAGACGTTACACCAACTTTTCGATTGAGTCAATCGAACAAACTTTCAACGGTCAAGCCGATTTCGGTCGCCGTGTCACCTGCATCATCTCCAGAAACGGTGATCTTGCTTACAGAACCTACTTACAAGTTACTTTACCTGAAATCAACCAATTGATGGGCAACTCATCCACCTTATCCTCAGGTGCTCACTCTGTCTATGCTCGTTGGTTAGATTTCCCTGGTGAGCAATTAATCGCCCAAGTTGAAGTCGAAATTGGTGGTCAACGCATTGACCGTCAATACGGTGATTGGATGCACATCTGGAACCAACTTACCATGACCTCCGAACAACAACGTGGATACTTCAAGATGATTGGTAACACCACCCAATTAACCTTCATCACTGATCCATCCTTCGCTGATGTTGATGGTCCTTGTGACTCCACCGCACCTCGTCAAGTGTGTGCTCCTCGTAACGCTTTACCAGAAACCACCTTGTACGTTCCTCTTCAATTCTGGTTCTGTACCAACCCTGGTCTTGCCCTTCCATTAATCGCTCTTCAATACCACGAAGTCAAGATTAACCTTGATTTACGTCCAATTGATGAATGCTTATGGGCAGTCACCTCATTAAGTTGCAACACCACCTCAAACCCAAAACAAGGTCCATATGCCAACAGTGCTGCCAACCAATACCAAGTTGGAACTCCAGTCACTGCCACCATCGCATACAACCAATCCCTTGTTGCTGCTTCCTTATACGTTGATTATGTCTTCTTAGATACTGATGAACGCAGAAGATTCGCACAAAACCCTCATGAATACTTAATCACCCAACTTCAATTCACTGGTGATGAATCCGTCGGTTCCTCATCCAACAAAATCAAGTTGAACTTCAACCACCCTGTTAAGGAATTAATCTGGGTCGTCCAACCTGATCAAAACGTAGATTACTGTTCATCCCTTTTATGTGATGCCACTTTATTCAAGGTATTAGGTGCCCAACCATTCAACTACACTGATGCCATCGATGCTCTTCCAAACGCAATCCATGCCTTTGGAGGTCCTGATGCCACTGCTGGAGCCAATGCTTTCATTGATGCTCGTGGTTTATTCCAAGATGCTGGTGCTCTTGATGCTTCCATCCCTGATGGATTCACCGGATACTGGCACGGAGGAGTCAACAACAACGCATACAATGAAACCAACTTTGGTGGATCTGCTGTCCCATTAAACCCTGCTGTTGATAATGCTGCCGCATTAGCTGCTCTAGGTTTAACTACCTCCGATTTCGGTGGTAAGGGACACAATGAAGGATCATCAGTATCTGATGCTGGTACCTTCGTATTATCCGAAACCTCTTTGGACATGCATTGTTGGGGACAAAACCCAGTTGTTGTTGCCAAATTACAACTTAACGGACAAGATCGTTTCTCCGAGCGTGAAGGTTCATACTTCTCATGGGTACAACCATACCAAACACATACCCGCAATCCTGATGAGGGTATTAACGTGTACTCATTTGCTCTTCGCCCAGAAGAACATCAACCAAGTGGCACATGCAACTTCTCCAGAATTGATAACGCTACTCTTCAATTAGTTCTTTCCAACGCAACCGTTGAAGGTACCAGAACCGCCAAGGTTCGTGTGTACGCCACCAATTATAACGTGCTAAGAATTATGAGTGGCATGGGTGGCCTCAATTTTTCGTCTTGACTACGAAAAGAGAGGGCCAAAAAGCAGAATGCTATAGCAAATCGTGCTCTTGCTATAGAAAACCATTTCGGACCACGAAACATTTTACCCAGTCTATCTGCTAGTAGTTTTGGTGAATACCAAATACTGCGACATATCTTGTTGTTCGGGAATCCCCTTAGAGCCTTTTCTAC